GCTGACAACCACAGGTGTTGACCAAGATTTAATCCTAAATGCTCAAGGAAATGGTAGCATCAGGATTGAAGACTATAAATTTGAAGGAAATGCGATAACTAATATTATATCTGCTCCGATTGTACTTAGAACAACCGGACAGGGATATATTGACGTGTCAGATTCTGGTGGGTTTGTGCTTCCAGTAGGAGTAACAGCAGACCGACCGCTTGTACCTGTAACAGGTATGATACGTTACAACACCGCAGATCAACGTGTTGAACTGTATGATGGAAATCAATGGGGTTCAATCGCAGGATCATCAGGTGCTGTAAGTATTATTGACGCAACAGAAATAGCAGTGGAATATGCACTGTTTTTAGGATAGGAAAATATGGCAACTAATTTTAGAAATTCTGTAACAAAAAATATAGGAACTGTGACCACACCTGTGTATGAAGCAGATCCAGGATCATACACCACAATCATTGGAATGGTTTTAGCAAACTTGACTGAATCAGTTGTGGAAGCCAGTGTGACTCTGACAGCAACTCCAGATTCAGTTACAGGATTTATTGTGAAAGATGTTTTGATTGCTCCTAATTCTTCTCTTAGAGTTTTGAACTCAGGAGAAAAATTAATTGTGGCAAGTCAGAACTCATTAAATGTTCAAGCAAACATCAACGACTCATTAGATTGTGTGTTGAGTTACGTGGAGATAACATAAGATGTCAAACACAGTTGGACAGGATACTTCAGTATATCTACAGAATGGTATCAAGGACAGATACTTCTATGGATTAAGAAGAACCGATGAAGGCACATTGTTCATTGGTAAAGTGGATCAACTGGCGGCAAACGATCCTGTATCAATTAACAATCCAGGAAATATTGATGACAACTTTAAAGAATTTGATCAAGGTTATGATTTTTTTGAAGGCAGAGATCTAAACCATGATAAACCATTTAGAAATTTAAGATACGAGCAATTTAGATGGGATGATGTGAATTTAAATTATTACATCAACGAAGAAGGTGAATTGGTTGTGAGAATCAACAGTAATGTGGGAGATGGTGAAATCACTTATCCACAAACAGACGAAAGTGTAATTAGAGAAGAAACCATATTCACTTTTGATAAAGAAGGTTACTTAATGGACAGTAACGAAATAACATTCGATAGAGGATAAAGTAGGAGGAAAAAACGAATGACACGACAACTTGTAAACACTGGTATTATCCCAAATGACGGTCAAGGTGACTCGTTAAGGGACGCTGGTGGTAAAATAAATTCCAACTTCAGTGAATTATACACTGCACTTGGAAATGGAACAGCATTGACTGTAATCAATAACAACTTAATTACAGCAACAGGTTCAAACAGAATTACATTTTTATATCAAACACTAGCAGAACTACCAGATGCGGGAACCTATCATGGTATGTTTGCTCATGTACACGGTGAGAATGCCTCCTACTACGCTCACGCAGGTGCATGGGTAAAACTTGCAGATGAAAATAAATCTATCGATATGTTTGCTGACGTTGATGTATCATCGGCAACTCCATCAAATGGACAAGCATTAATCTATGATGCAGGTTCACAAACTTGGAAACCAGGTGACGTTGCGGCAGGTGGCGGTGGCGGTGGCGACGATGCAGGCGCATCAACATTTACAGAATTGACAGATACTCCGGCAGATTATGGTGGACTGAATGGTGGTTTTTTAAGAGTAAACGGCACAGCAGATGGTTTAGAAATTGTCTCAGCATTTTCAATTGACGCATTGTCAGATGTTGACACAACAACAACTGCTCCGGTCTCGGGACAAGTTTTAAAATGGAACGGCACTAATTGGGTGCCAGCGGCTGACTCAACAGCAGGTGGCGGCTCTACTGATGCTGACACATTGGATGGATTAGACAGCACATACTTTTTAAATTACAATAACCTTTCTAACAAGCCTACTATTCCATCAAGTTTTGTAGCACTATCAGACACTCCAGGAAATTATACAGGAGCGGCAAGTAGATTTGTTAAAGTAAATTCAGCAGGTACAGGATTAGAATTTGTATCAGCAGGCGCCTCAGGTGCTACTCAATTGAATGAATTATCAGATGTAACAATTTCATCTCCTGCTCAAGGTGATGTGTTATACTATGATGGTTCAGGTTGGGTAAAACAGAACGGTCCAACTATGAGATGGAGTATTGGAGCAAATGGTTCTTCAGATTATACATTCTCTGGTCCAGGATTTCCTGCTTCAACCAACGATCCTGTGTTATACTTAATGAGAGGTCACACTTATATTTTTGTGAACACCACAGGAACCAGTCATCCATTTGAATTTAGAACATCAAATGGTGGAAGTGAATACACATCAGGCATAAGTGGTTCTAAAACAGCAACTCAGATATTTACAGTGCCAATGGATGCTCCAAGCACTTTATATTATCAATGTACAATACACTCAGCAATGGGTAACACAATTAACATAGTGAGTTAATAGATGGCACAAGTATTTGGCGTAGGCATAGACGAGTTACAAAAAACGTTAGCAAACAATAGATATTTCTATGGTTTGAGACGCACAGATGCCGGCGAATTATACATGGTTAAAGCAGACTTGTTAAGATTGGAAGATGGTGTTCAACTGAACAGACCAGGCAACGTGGACGAAAATTACAACACCTGGAGTAGAGGAGAAGACTTTTTTGAAGGTAGAGATCAACAACACAGAAAAGTTTATCCAAATCTCGTGTATGAACAGTACAAATGGGACGGAAGAAACCTATTTTACTACGTGAATAAAGATGGTGAATTAGTATTAAAAGTAAACGAGGCTCATACATATCCAGGATATGTAGAACCTTATGAAAACTAGGAGCGATAAATACAGTTAGGAATTAATCAATGGCAGATTTTCGTATAGATAGGATAAGATTTAGATGGAGAGGTGATTGGACAGCCAACACTCTTTACGTAAAAGATGATGTACTAAGATATGGTGCAAAAGTATTTGTCTGTGTCGAAGTACACACATCGGACACAAATTTCTACAATGACTTAAACAACTCAACACCACGTTGGGTACAGATGATGGACGGTCAATCATGGACCGGAGAATGGCAACCTTCTACTTTCTACAAAGTAGGCGAACTGGTAAAAGTTGGTGGACTAATTTACAAATGTATCGAAGGACATATTTCAAATGCAGATCCTGCCAATGGTGTATTAGGTGATGAATTGAAATGGGTTTACTTTGCTCGTGGAGAAGATTACGCAAGTGTATGGCAACCTAACACACTTTACAATGTTGACCAAACAGTAATTTATGGTGGCTCAATTTGGAAGTGTAATACAGCACACACATCAGGAACTGCCGATGACGGTTTACAATTCAATGCTGATTATTGGGATCAGTACTCTAGATCAGACAACTTCAGAGGTGATTGGACACAAAACACTTTATACTATCCAGATGATATTGTGTACTATGGTGGAACAGTTTTTAGATGTACAACAGGACACAGATCAGCACTAGCGAACAAATTTGTTAATCCAACAATAGCATCAACCACAACAGTTGCTGGTGCCGGTGTTGAATTTTTTATTTTTAAAGTAGGAGCAACTTATTACGCAAAAATCACTAATGGTGGCTCAAATTATGTCGCATTAGAAACTTTTACAATTTTAGGAACCAGTATTGGAGGATCAACTCCAGACAACGATGCTACAATTATAATCAACACAGTTGACAATGGTGTTATTCAAACTGTATCAGTAAATGGTTTAGCAAATGTTTCTACAGATGGTTTAGAAGCAAATGACCAACAGTGGGAAACTGTGTTCACAGGAATTAGATACAGAGGCGACTACACATACGGTGAAAGATATGCCGCAGGAGAATTGGTAAGATGGTCTCCAGGCATGTGGCAAGTAACCACGGGACACTGGGCCATTGATGCCATAATGGACGAAAACAATTATAGTCTTTGGGTACCAGGACTTGAGTTTGAAGAAATTTGGAATTTACAAAAATATTATCAACAAGGTGATGTGGTGCTGTATGGAGGATACACTTACGTTGCTTTGCAAAGCAATAATGGAGTTGAACCTGCGGTAACAGATCCTACTGGCACATGGGAATTACAGGTTGCAGGTTACACATTCAAAGGTGAGTGGAGTGCTACATACAACGATCCTACTCTAGGTGAATTACCATTAGAATACAAAACAGGTGATGTTGTAAGAGCAGGTGGTGATCTTTACATTGCCGTAACAGACAATGATCAAGTAGATCCAGCAACAAGATTCAGTTATGACCCTGGTACAGATACTCCTTTCCCTTGGCAATTGCTTGTGGAAGGTTATGCTTTCAAAGGCCCTTGGGTAGAAGTAGGTATTGGTGGAATTACAGGTGAAAATACATACTTCCCAGGAGATGTTGTCACAGTAGCAGGTACACTTTATAAATGTATTCTTAAACACGAAGCAAATTCTTCAGATGCTAAACCACCATTAGATTTTGAGTCAGAAAATGTTGGCCCTTATTGGGTACTATTAGCACAAGGTCACACACCAAACGTTTTAGAATATCCTGGAGACATCAAAACACAAAACGATGACTCAACAAGATTAAGAATCGGTGTTGGAGATCCAGGACAACTATTAAAAGTTGGATCAAATGGTTTACCATTCTGGGAAGACTTTGATGTTACTCCAAAAGTTTACTATGTTTCTCCAGATGGAGTAGACGCAGATGATAGAGGTGTTCAATTAGCGGCACCATTTAAGACTGTAAAATTTGCTTGTGATTTTATTCAGCAAGATTTGAGCAATAGATCTCCAGCCACAATATTCATAAAAACAGGATTGTACAGAGAAGAATTACCTATCACAGTGCCAAGAGATGTGGCATTGGTTGGAGATGAATTAAGAAGTACAGAAATCAAACCAGCACCTGGTTACGAAGATCGAGACATGTTCTATGTAAACAACGGTTCAGGCATAAGAAATATGTCATTGAGTGGATTGACAGGAACACTAGGTCCAGTGAACGAATACGGTACAAGACGACCAACAGGTGGAGCGTTTGTATCACTTAACCCAGGCACAGGAGCCGCAGATGCTTCTGCTTGGATTACAACACGTTCTTGTTATGTGCAGAACGTTTCAACATTTGGAACAGGTTGTATAGGATTAAAAGTGGATGGCGACTTACACAATGGTGGTTACAGATCAATTGTGGCCAACGATTTTACTCAAGTAATTGATCAAGGTATAGGTTTCTGGGTAAATGGAGAAGGTAGATCAGAACTTGTTTCTGTGTTCACGTATTATTGTCACATAGGATATTTGGCAACAGCAGGTGGCAAAGTTAGAGCAACCAACGGTAACAACTCATATGGAGATTGGGGTTCTGTAGCAGAAGGTGTAACACCAACAGAAACACCTATCACAGCAGAATTTAATAACAGAACACAAGAAGCACAGGTTGATGCTGTGTATAACGATGAAAATGAAATTTTTGCTTTTGCTTATGATCATGCTGGTGAACAGTAC